ACAAAAATAAATAATCCTCGACTATCAACTTGTATAAATATTGGTGTCAAATAATTGACATTCTGAATTGTCAAATAATTTCAGTATTTTATATCACAAAACAAGTTAAATATAAGCCTAGGCTATCATGTTATATTCTAATTGCATGTCAATTGCATATGTAATTAAAATTTAATATGTAGTATAATTGAGATTTAACTCATAGAGGCAGAGGAAAAACATGAAAAAGACTATCTTAGGTCTTATAGTATGTTTTATCATGGGACTTACACAAGTGACTTATGCGGACACCACATCAAATGGTGCCACGACCAACACACAGACTAACGATTCTGGAAGTAACACAACTATATCTGGCGGATATTCGCAAGAATCAACTACCACATATGCGAGTGGCTCTTCTAGTAATACCACATCTTCAACTACAAATACTACTAACGCCTATTCAGGCGATACTAGAGTAACATCTTCAGCAACATCACCATCAATGTCAGCAATGTCACAGGATTTGTGTGTAGTTGGTATGTCAGGTGGTATATCAACATTTGGTTTCGGTGTATCAGGCGGAACATATAGAACAGATGAGAACTGTGAAAGAATTAAACTAAGTAAAGTATTGAACGACCTAGGAATGAAAGTGGCCGCTGTGTCAATTTTATGTCAAGACCCTAGAGTGTTTTTTGCAATGGAACAATCAGGAACACCTTGCCCATTTGAAGGCAAGATTGGTCAAGATGCTAAAAATCAATGGGCAAAATATGGTAAGTTAAGACCAGATTATGACCAATACACAGACAGATTAAAAGTTGTTGAAAAAGCAAACAAAGAAGAAGAAAAAAGACTTGAAAAAGAAAGACTTGAAGAGTTGAAAAAAGTCAAAGCTGAAAAAGCAGCCTTACAAGAAGAGATTATAAGAATTGAATTTGATGAGGTTGATAAGGAGACAGCTTCTGAAAAAAAGTTAAATCCGGTGGAGAACACCGGCGGGAGATAAATAAGTTATGGATTACAATACCATTATTTTTATTGTTTGGAGTAGCGTTGTAGCATATGGCACATACAAATTTTATAGGTTTATGCACAGTCTTAATCCTCACGACTTTACTAATAAGTCCTAGTAAAGCAGAGACTTGTACAACCAACGAACTTGGTGACCGTACCTGTGTCACAAATACCACAGGTACGACTACCGGCAATGTCTTAAACAATTCAACATTTACACCAGACAATTCAGGCAACTATAATCACGGTTGGACAATTTCAGGTGATGTCGGTCAAGGCCACACCTCCACATCAGGCACAACTCAATCAGGACAAAATACTTCAGGTGGTGTTTTAGCATTTGAAGGTGACCCTAATGGTAGTATTTACCAAGATGTAGATTTAGTTGGCGATAGTCACTTAACACAATCACAAATCAATGAGGGTTTTACTTCAACAATGTCAGCAGACATTTGGTTTTGGAATAATACGGAAAATACATTTACACTTAAACAAACTATCACAGCCGGTGATGGTACGGTAACTACACAAATAAGAAACATAAATGACCACGACCCAAATAGGGCAAATAATGGTGGTCAATGGAATAACTACACAGATAGTTATACTCACAATACAAATACACAAACAGATTTTACAATTAGAGCTGAAGTCTCTAATGACACAGCTGGTACAGGTAATGATGGTGCCCATTGGGGACCAGATGTAGATAATGTTCAGTTATCTATTACAACTGCTGGTGTTCAATCATCAACATTTACATCTTGTGAAGAACTAGGTACTTGTACAAGTGCAGGCGAGGCTGTTAATGACGCAGTTGATTTAAAAACCTCTGATGGTAAAGATTTATTCCTAGATTTAGATAATAAAGTTGATGACGCATTTAAAGAAGTAGAAAAAATGGAAGAAGTAAAAATAGAGGAAATAAAATTTGAGGTTATAGTTGAAGATGACCTTGGTAAGTTTGAAGAAGTAAAATTTGAAGACTTTGTAGAAATGCAATTTACAGATTTCATAGAAGAAAATAATTTAGTAGAAGAATTTAAACAAGAATTAAAGGTTGAAGGAATAACTGAAGAACAGTTTTTTGATGAACTAGGTGGTGCCATGAAAGAAGAACTAGGTGGTGAAATCATGGCAGACATGCAAGATTTTAAAGAGGAGGAAATGCCTAATGACATAACTACTGAACCCCCAACGGAAGAAATAAAACAAGATAGAATTGAAGAAATAAAGGAAGAAAAAACCGAAGAGGGAGAACTGAATGCTACTGAGACCACAACAAATGAGAAGACTGAGACAGAGGAAATTATACAAAGTAATGAAGAAGAGAAACCGACAAGACCAGCAGACGAAGATGTACCTGCTGAATCAGAGGTGGATACTAACGAGGAAGCAGAAGGACAGGCGGAGACGGAAGACACTGGTCAAACTGTGGAAGATACAGCAGAATTATCTGTTGAAGACGGGAAGTCTTTGGACATCAAAGTTAGCAGTATAACAGAAAAGGTAGCAAGAGTAATTAAGAAACTTGAAGAGAAACTAAAACGAGTAGATGATAAATTAAACGCAACGGCATATGTCTTGGCTGTTGGACTACAATCTACACAGCCAGACATATCTTCTTACAGTAATAAAAGAATATATAAAGATAATAAAATTGGTTATAACACCAATGATGACTTCTTTGATTTGATAAATAGAATAGAACAGCAACAAATATACAAAGACGCATCCCTTTCGGCGTACACAAGTAATGACCCAATTGCTGTACAAAACCGTCTCTTAAACGAGATAGACCAAAGGAAGGCTAAACTAAAGGCTGAAATAGCCGCATTAAGGAGCATACAATGAAGAATTTAATGGACAAATTATCCACTTATGCAGCCCTAGTAGGTGTTGTAGGTGCTATAGGTGGTGGTTTTTATGCATGGGGAGAATTCAATACTAGACTATCAAATATAGAAGGTACTGAACAAGCAACATATGACCTATCAGGTATAGAACAAAATAAAAAAGATGTAGCAGTCATCAATGAAAAAATTGGCAAACTAGATTTATCTGGTATTGCAGTTGTAGAAAAATCTGCTGAAAATAATTCAGAAGCAATTAAAGAGAATGAAGAGTGGATTGAAGAAGTAGAAATTAAGGCAAATGAATCAGTAAAAGAAAATGCAGTCTTAAAAAAAGAATTAGAACTACTTAAATTAGAAATCCAAGAACTAAAACTAAAAGCAAAAAATCCGTTAGCAAGTTAGAGTCATGGCAGATAGTACAGACCTAAAAGTCGAAATCAAAGGTCTCAAAAAAGACATTGAGATGAGTAACAATCTTAATAGTAGATTAGATACTGCTATTGAGAAGTTGACAGATGTATCTACATCTATCAAACAGATGCTGGCTGTACACGAAGAAAAAATCCAAAGACAAGAACAAATAGACGAAATCATTTTTGAAAAGTTAAAAGAAAGGGCTGGTGAAATAGACGCAGTACACAGAGATTTAACTAAAGAAATCCAACAAGTAGAAAAAAGATTATTAATAGAGATGAAGCAATTGAAGCTTGACATTGGCGCCAGAGTTGGTATACTAGAGAAATATAAATGGATTATTATGGGTGGTGCTATCGTAATTGGTTGGATATTATCTAACAATTTCAAAGTTATCCTAGAAATGATGTCTTAGGAACTGGTTGTTTCCTGTTAAAAAAACAGCGCCGGAATGGCGGAGGTATTTTTTCGTATCGGAAGTTTTTTCCACCATTGACAAATGAAAGAGTTTAGTGTATATTATGTGTTGCTATGTCGAGTTATATTGATTTAAAATTTATAAATGAAGTGTCTGCCAGATTGTCGCAGTTTAAGAAGAAAGGCGACTATCTTTTTAACTTTAGATGTCCACACTGTGGTGATTCTAAAAAGAATAAGACAAAGGCCAGAGCATACTTCTATAGAGTGAAAAATGATATGTTTTTCAAATGCCATAATTGTGGCGAAGGACAATCTTTTTCAAATTTTCTAAAGTTTATCGACAATAAGAAATATGAGACATATCTCTTAGAAAGATATAAAGGGTCGGCACCCTCCACGCCTCAGCCGAAGTTTACAGACTTTAAACCACAATTTAAAGAAGTAAACATGCTAGAGGGTCTTCTACCAGTAAGTGAACTGAAAGAAGGCCATCCAGTTTTACAATATGTAAAAGATAGAAAGATACCTAAGTCGTATCATACAAAATTATATCTGAGTGATAAGTTTATGGCTTTTGTTAACAAAGTTAAGCCAAACACTTTTAGTCATACAAAGGGCGAACACCCTAGATTGATTATACCTTTTTATGACACAGACGGAAAAGTATTCGCTTTTCAAGGCCGTGCTTTCGGCAAAGAACAACCAAAATATCTAACTATTAAGTTAGACGAGAATAAACAAAAGGTTTTCGGTTTAGATACTGTTAATCTACAAGAACATATTACGATAGTCGAAGGACCAATAGATAGTATGTTTTTAGATAATTGTTTGGCGGCTGCAGGTGCAGACTTGACATTGAGAATAAAACCTGATAATATAACTTATATATTTGATAATGAGCCGAGAAACAAAGAAATTATAAAAAGAATGTATGATGTAGTCGATAAAGATTACAACTTAGTCGTGTGGCCTGATGACATGCGACATAAGGACATTAATGATATGATACTGTCAGGAATGAGTAAAGCCGAGGTGCAAACTATTATAAGTAACAACACCTTTGCTCAATTAGAAGCGTTAACAAAATTAAGTTACTATAAGAAATGTTAGGAGATATAGATGGTTAATAAAGAGATTTTAAATGTTCAGAAAAGAAATGGCAGAGGTAGTGAACCTCTTAACATTGATAAGATACACGAAATGGTTGAGTTTGCTTGTGAAGATATTTCAGGCGTTTCGTCATCTCAGGTAGAGATGTCAAGTGGTCTACAATTTTATGATGGTATGACTACAGATGAAATTCAAAAAATTCTTATTAAATCTGCTTCTGACTTAATCTCATTAGATAATCCTAATTATCAATATGTAGCTGCTAGACTTTTACTCTATAGTCTAAGAAAACAAATCTTTGGTAAATTATGGGACCATCCACATTTTTTCGACCATGTAAACAAATGTATTGACAAAGGTGTTTATGATGCAGAAATTTTATCATGGTACGATAAAAAAGATTTTGATAGAATGGAAAATTGGATAACTCACGAAAGAGATTATGATTTCACCTATGCAGGTCTACAACAGGTCGCAGACAAATATCTAGTACAAGATAGAAGTACAGGTGAGGTGTTTGAAACACCACAATTTATGTACATGATGATTAGTGCTACATTGTTTGCAAAATATTCAAAGACAAAAAGGATGAGTTATGTTAAAAAATATTATGATGCTATATCAAAATTTAAAATCAATATTCCTACACCGGTTATGGCCGGTGTTAGAACACCTATTCGCCAGTATGCTAGTTGTGTGTTGGTGGATGTTGATGATACTTTACCTAGCATTTTCAGTAGTGATATGGCTATTGGCAACTATGTTGCACAAAGGGCTGGCATTGGTATTAACGCCGGCAGAATTCGTGGAATCAATGCCCGAATTAGAGGCGGTGAGGTCCAGCACACTGGAGTTATACCATTCCTCAAAAAATTTGAAGCAACGGTTAAGTGTTGTACACAAAACGGTGTTAGAGGCGGCAGTGCAACGGTTCACTTCCCTATTTGGCACCAAGAAATAGAAGACATTATTGTTTTAAAGAACAATAAAGGAACAGAGGATAATAGAGTTAGAAAATTAGATTACTCTATTCAGTTATCTAAAATATTCTATGAAAGATTTATTAATGATGAAGATATTACATTGTTTTCTCCTCACGAAGTACCAGAGTTGTACGAAGCATGGGGCAAACCAGAATTTGATGAGTTGTATCTTGTAGCAGAAAGAAAAACAAGTGTAAGTAAAAAGAAAGTATCAGCACAAACATTGTTCTTTGACATGTTAAAAGAAAGAGCTGAAACTGGTCGTATCTATATTATGAATATTGACCACTGTAATACTCATTCTAGTTTTAAAGATACTGTTACAATGTCAAATCTATGTCAAGAAATTACACTACCAACAGACCCTATCCAACACATTGATGGTGAGGGAGAGATTGCATTGTGTATTTTAAGTGCAATCAATGTAGGTAAGATTACATACTTAGATGAACTAGAAGGATTATGTGACCTTGCTGTTAGAGCATTAGATGAAATTATTGACCACCAAAAGTATCCTGTTAAATCTGCCGAAGTATCTACAAAGGCAAGAAGAAGTTTAGGTATTGGTTATATTGGTCTTGCACACTATCTAGCAAAACACAAATTAAAGTACAATGAAAAAGAAGCGTGGAAAGAAGTTGATGAACTAACAGAGGCATTTCAATTTTACTTATTGAAAGCAAGTAATGAGGTTGCTAAAGAAAAAGGACCTTGTGAGTATTTCCACCGTACAAAATATTCAGATGGTATCTTACCAATTGATACTTACAAACCAGAGGTAGATGAACTTGTTAAAAGAAAACTATCTATGAAGTGGGAACAATTGAGAAAAGACATTAAAGAACATGGGCTAAGACATAGCACCTTATCAGCTCAAATGCCATCTGAATCTTCTAGTGTGGTTTCAAATGCAACAAACGGCATTGAACCACCTAGAGACTATTTAAGTATTAAAAAGTCTAAAAAAGGTACTTTAAAACAAGTTGTACCTGATTATCAAAGACTAAAGAACTTTTATACTCTATTATGGGATATGAAAGGAAATGAAGGATATATAAATATCGTTGCAGTAATGCAAAAGTATTTTGACCAAGCGATTAGTGGTAATTGGTCTTACAATCCAGAAAATTATGAAGACAATCAGGTGCCTGTCTCAGTGATGGCACAAGACTTATTGTCAACATACAAATATGGTTGGAAGACTTCATATTATCAAAATACATATGATGCAAAGAAAGATATTGATGAACCGTCACATCCAGTGGGTTGGACGGATAATGTAGAGGTAACAGAACCTACAACATTAGCAGTCGAAGAAGACTGTGATAGTTGTACAATATAGAAAGGTAACATATGGCGTATTTGTGTGTCAACACACCTCATATAGATGTGTATGTTAAGAAAGAGTATCTATATGATGGTAATAAAGGACACGGCGAACTAGTAGAGGGAATATGGGTAACGGCTAAGTCTATTCAAGGCAGAGCGTTATACTTTGAAACTTATATTCCTGAGTATGGTGCATTATATGATAAGTTACCTATCAGTGCATTTGTATGGAAAAAAGATTATGAAGGAGAAGTGCCATTAACAGAATTGCAGTTATGGGATTGTTTTAGTTATGATATTACAATTATTGAAAAACAAATGCTTAGTGGAAATCAGTGTAAGTATTTGTCGCCAAATAAACAATGGTATCAAGGTTGGTACATGTTTACAATAGATAATGCTAACAGTACAAACTTAGAAAGAAATGTGACTTATAGTGAAGTACCAAGTCAACATAAGTCTTTTAATATATTGAAATTAGAAAATGGTTACTTTGCGGCTCAGCCGAATAACAGAGTAATATTTTATGATAAAAGCTATACTCCTAGTGAGTTGAAGTTTCCGGACTTCAATGTGTCCACCAAGGAATATAGTGTAGAATGTGAACAAAAGTGGACAGCAGGTGATGACGACAAATTTTTCTATGATTTAGAGGAGAGAAAAGAATAATGGCACGAAGCGTATTTAATAAAGACAAGAACTTAGACCAAATGAAACAACCAATGTTTTTTGGTGAAGACCTACAGGTTCAACAATATAGTGATATGAAATATCCTATTTTCGATAAGTTGAATCAACAACAACTTGGTTATTTCTGGAGACCTGAAGAGATTTCTTTACAGAAAGATAGGAATGATTATTCTGAGTTGTCAGACCAACAAAAGTTTATTTTTACATCTAACTTAAAGTATCAGACTATGTTAGATAGTGTACAAGGTAGAGGTCCATGTTTGGCATTCTTACCATTTGTATCTAATCCTGAACTAGAGGGTTGTATTGTAACATGGGATTTCATGGAAACAATTCACAGTAGAAGTTATACACACATCATTAAGAATCTATATTCTAATCCTAATGAAGTGTTTGATACTATTCTTGCTGATGATAGAATTGAAAAGCGAGCAGAGAGTGTTACAAAAACATATGATGACCTAATTGAAATGGGTTACAGATGGCACCTTGATAAGAGTAAAGTTGATTTACAAGAACTTAAAAAGAAAATGTATCTTGCAATGGTCAGTGTAAACATCTTAGAGGGTTTAAGATTCTATGTATCATTTGCTTGTTCTTTTGCATTTGGTGAATTAAAATTACTAGAAGGCTCTGCTAAGATTATTTCTATGATTGCAAGAGATGAAAGTCAACACCTTGCAATGTCACAAACTGTTATCAATAACTGGCATGACCGTAATGATGACAAAGATATGATTAAGATTAGAAAAGAATGTGAAAAAGAAGTTTACAAGATGTATGAAGAATCTGTAGAGGAGGAAAAAAGGTGGGCAACATATCTATTTTCGCAAGGAAGTATGATTGGATTATCAGAAAAACTGTTACACCAATTTGTAGAGTACATGGCGAACCGAAGAATGAAAGCAATCGGTCTAACACCTCAGTACGAACAAAAAACAAATCCACTGCCATGGGTAGACCACTGGCTGAATTCAAAGGGTATGCAAAACGCACCACAAGAAACAGAGATTGAATCATATGTTATTGGTGGCATTAAACAAGATGTTACTAAAGACCAATTCAAAAAATTTAAGCTGTAATGACAATAGAAAAAGCAATAAAAAAGTGTTCCTCATGTGAGACTAAATATACCGTAACATGGGATATAGATGAGCAGGATTTGGATCCTCTTACTTGTCCATTTTGTGGATATGAGGTAGAACATGAGGAAGATGCAGACGAAGAAGTTTGGACAAACGAACACGAAGAAGAAGACAACGATTGGAATTGATTATAGTTTAACAAGTCCAGCAGTCTGTGTAAATGATGGTGATTTGAGTTTTTATTATCTTACAAATAAAAAAAAGTGGATTGGTCAAATGAGTGATAATATTATTGGTTATGAACATAAAGAATGGACAGACCCCATTCAAAGATTTGGTCAGATATCAGACTTTGTATTTGATATACTCTCTCCACTTGGTACTCCAGAAATATACATTGAAGGATATTCATACGGTTCAAAAGGTCAAGGCCTTTTTCAAATCGCTGAGAACTGTGGTATTCTCAAATACAGAATTTTACAAAAGGGACTTGGTTATACCTCAGTTGTACCAAGTGTTGTTAAAAAAGGTGCTACTGGCAAAGGTAATGCAGATAAAGATATGATGTATGAGGCATTTGTGAAAGAAACTAATATTGATTTGAAAAAAATATTTGATACAGAAAAAGTAGGTAATCCTATATCAGATATTGCAGATAGTTATTTTATACAAAAAGTTGGTTATGATAATTTTACCGGACAATAAAACAATTAGTGATGGTTATGCACCTCATAAGTTTATACATGGCTTTGTAAAACATTGGGAAGATTTGCGAGATGAATGGCCA